CAACATACAGAACGGACATCGCTTCAGAGAAGAAATAGAACGACTGTTTGGCCCACAACAGCTTTGGGGTAAATTTCGAAAGCGTAAGTATAGTGATGAAACCAAAGACTCAACAAGAAATACACGCGATACTGATCTCAATGGGAGCCGAGTATGACAACGATCGTACCCTGGCAATATCCCGGCAAGAAACTGACTACACACGCTACTACTGGCGACCTGGCTTCGGCTGGGTCACTGCCACAGGAGGAGCTGGACGCCCAAAAGGTATCCCAAATAGTAAAACAATTGAAAGGCGGCTGCGTGAAAAACTCTGAATTTAATCAAATATCCCAAACATCTCATTTATCTGAAGATGACGTTGACCTCATGGGTCAGGCAGCCTTGACTGCCAATGTTGAATACTATCGTGCATTATGTGACAAGGCTCGTCGCACACATCAGGAGTATGTGGCCGCAAGAGATTTTTGGCAAAGTCGTTTGGACAAGATTACCAAAACGCTAGACTAATGTCAGTCCTGGTGCTACAATCTATTTACTGTACTAAATACAGTTGTCAATAAAGGAGAAACAATATGACAAAAGAACAGTTAGATAGATTAGTCGATGCCATCGACAGCCTACACGATCTACCACTAGACCCAACAAACGATTATGGCAACACATTGGGAGACGAGCTACACAGCATCGACTACAATCTAAACAGAATCGCAGACAGTTTAGAACAGCTGATCAAGATCGCAAACATAAAATAAAAACCACAGGGCTACTGGCAACAGTAGCCCACCCCTAAACGATATTTGCTACAAGGAAACAAAATGAAATATCAGATACTCACAGGCGACAACCGCCAAACTCTAAAAACATTAAAAGGCAACAGCATTGACGCCATCGTCACAGACCCGCCCTATGGCATTGACTTTCTGGGTAAAAGCTGGGACGCCAACACTGGAGCATTAGAAACATATCAGGAATGTTTGCGTGTGCTCAAGCCTGGTGGCCACATCCTGGCCTTCAGTGCCGCTCGCACATACCACCACCTTGCTGTGACCCTGGAGCAAGCTGGCTTTGAGATTCGTGATCAGATTATGTGGATCTACAGTTCAGGCTTTCCCAAAAGTCAGGACATTGGACGCCAACTACACAAGCAGGCCAATGGTAAGCCAGACAAGCAACGCTTTGACCCAAAGATAATGATTAAGACTAAAAATCCTAATCCTAATGTGCGTGACACAACTGGCGACAGCATTTATGATGGTGGCTTCCAGAAAAGCGACACAGCCTATTACCAGCACCCAACTAACGGTAAAATCTATCGTGCCTTACCAGACATAAACGGTGATCGTTTAAAGGACAGTCACGAAGGCGAAAAGTATGGCATAGTCTATGAAGAAGTTATTGAAGTAAAGAACGAGTGGTCAGGTTGGGGCACAGCCTTAAAGCCCGCACACGAACCTATTGCGTTAGCCCGCAAGCCACTTAAAACCAGCATTCGGGACAACTGCTTAAAATATGGAACAGGTGCCTTAAACATTGATGCCACTCGCATTTCAGTAGAAGGTGTAGACACACGTTCAGGCGGTAGTGATGGATGGGATAGAGTAGAGTTTGGAGAAGCAGAACCAAACAAATACACAGGAGAAGGATATGTGCCAAATGATCAAGGCCGTTTCCCCAGCAATGTCATTGGAGAGATCGCAGACTATCAGAAGTATTTCTATTGCCCCAAGGTCAGCCGTGCGGAGCGTCATATGGGCTTTGATTTAGATCAAGTGCCCACAAATGAGTTTAATGATCCTGGCAAAGTAAAGGACCACCCACTATGGGACGAAAGCATTGGGTCCAGCGTAAGCAGACTACAGGATAAGATTCGTAAGATGAATCCAGTGGGCAACAACCATCCCACAGTCAAGCCCGTTGAACTGATGAAGTATTTGATTAAGTTAATCACACCCCCTGGTGGCGTAGTCTTGGATCCGTTTAACGGCAGTGGCTCAACAGGCTGTGCCGCAGTGGAACTGGGCTTTGAGTATATTGGCTGTGAGTTGGATCCAGCGTATGTTGCAATTGCACAAAAGCGTATTGAGGCCTGGTACGCACAAACGCACCCAAACAACTTTCTGGAACTGTTTCAGAGCACGTGAAGAATCTGCCAGACCTCTGCGGTCCAGGGATCGCAGTAGGCCCAAAGCGTGATTTCTAATGTGTCTGATTCTGGATCATAGCGATCCTCTGTCGTTAACCACCAGGCACCGTTCTCCTGCCACTCGTGTGCTTGAGCTGTAAGTGGCCAATCTATCAGCAGAGCAGCAGCGATTTTTGGCAGCTCGTGATCGCGATAGACTTCTCCGGGCACCACCCAACGTGCGATTAAGTGTTTCATCCAGTATTTAACGGCCACTAAATACAAACACTATTAAACCCTGGGAAGTATAGCCAATGCCGCAGATTAAGAATCCACTGACAGAAGTACGCATACCTTTTGCAAAGATGTCGTTTACGCCTGATGTGCCCAGCACAGCACTAGGACCCAACGAATACAATGACGGATTGAACATCGAAACAGACATTCGTGGCATTCGTAGTACTGCAGGTGATTTACCTATCCTACCTTACGTGCCTGGCACGCCAACATTTATCAGCAGCGGTTTCCGCTATGATGGCAAGCTGTGGTTTATTGTAGCCACCGTTGAAGGCTATTGGTGGGCCAGCAACGGCGGAGCCTGGGAAGACATTACGCCACCCAGTGGTCCTATCATGGGCTACGCACAGAACACAAACATCACTGAAGCCTGGAACGGCACAGTGCCGTTTTTTAATGATACAATCGTAGCACCGATGTTCTTACCTGATGTGCCTGGAGCACAGCTGGTAATCTATAGCCAAACAAATCCTTTGTCTATTAACACCATTGGGGCAGGTCCTACAGCCACAGAACGTTTGGTCACCTTTGTCACAGCACAGGCTACAGCACCTTATGCCATTGGTGCAAAGGTTGTTATCTCTGGTGCTGATCCACGCTACTATGATGGTACCTGGACAGTGACAGCCTGTACCACTACAACGGTCACCATAACCTGCGACATCACTGATGCTTATGTTAGCCCCAGCGGCACCATACAGTTGGCCTATACCTGGAACTACAATCCTAACTGGGAGAGTGTCACAGCCTACTTCATGCGTATGTACAGCACACCCAACGTTGGCTCAATCCTTGTTGCTGGTAATCTAACTGCTGTGCCCAATATAGATCCTACCTCTACAGAAATATATCCTGTGACCGTTCAGTGGTCGCAGAACTTTGGTCTTAACCAGGCACCACTGACCTGGGAACCCACAGTCACTAACATCGCCAACCAGCTTGAGGTTCCATTGCGTGGACCAGCCCTGGACGGTTTTCCCTGCAACGGTCAATTCTTTTTGTGTAGCTATTGGGACACAGTGGTGTTCTCGCCAATCAACTACTCAACTACTTCAGCACCTATTCTAGGCGTGCGATTGTTTAACCAGGGTCGTGGACTGCTGTCAAGCAACTGCTGGGCCAACACTGACAAGTTAGTCTATGGTGTGGACGCACGTGACGTTTGGGTCTTTGACGGTCAGGACTTTCAGGGTCTAGGCAACCAGCGTGTTAAGAACTGGTTCTTTGATCAGCTGGACCCTGCTTACTATGATCGCGTGTTCATGGAAGTCAACAGCCAAAAGAATCAAGTTGAGATCTACTATCCGGATGCTGCGGCCACTGACGGTGTGCCCAACAAGATGCTGGCATATAGATATGATCTAGATGTCTGGAATCCACCCCGTGATGTTGCAGACGCAACGTTCAGCTGTGAGAGTCCTATCTGGACCTATGATGCTCCAAACTGGACAGCAAACTTTGGTTCGCGTACTGTGGTCTACGCACGTGGCGTCACTGATGTGCCTATTGTGCAAAAAGATTATGGCTATGCCTTTGTCAATCCCGAAGATGGCGAAACAGCAGATCAACCTATCCACAGTTATTTCCGTCGCGACAACATTAAACTGTTAAATGATTATTCTGGCAAGCTGATGGTGCATCGTATTCTACCTGAAGCAGTAAATTTAGGTGCTATACCTTTTACCGGCAACGACCACTTGCCCATTACGCCCAGCACTGGTAATATCACAGTGACCATTGAAGGTGCCAACAGTGTGGGCAGTAGTCCTACTGCCAAGACACCAGTGACAGTGCCATTGAACGCTGATGGCAGCTACAACTTAAATCCCTGGGCACAGATCAACCAGAACGCATTTCGTGTTAACAGCATTGAGTTAAGCAACACCAGCAACGCAGATGTCTGGAGTTGTGCGGCAACCACTTGGCAGTTTACACAGGTTGAGGACGACCGTTAATGAGTCAATATCCCATTGAAGCCGATGATTCAGCAGCCATTGCTGAAGGCTT